TGGACGCTCCAGACATGGCAACATTTAATTCGTTGCCTGAATGGATTCAAAAGAAAATCCAAGGCAATCTGAATTATGCAGGAAGTGTTCTGGAAGCGGCTGTGGGAGGGAAACCTCAAGCTGTTCCTCCTAAAGCCCCTAAAGCGCCAGTATCTAAGAAGGAAGCAGAAGCTGAGGATGATGCACAAGACAATCCCTACTAATGCAAGTGCTTCTAGACGCCGACATTCTCCGCTATGAGTGTGCTGCTGCTGCTGAATCCGGCTGGCAATCAGAGGGGTTGCCCCCCTTTGATTATGCAGCCAACCTGTTAGACGAACGGATTAACAACATCTGTGCAATTGTTGGGGCTACGGCTCCACCAATATTGTACTTAACAGGTAAAGGGAATTTTCGATATGACATTGCCAAGAGGCAGCCGTACAAGAGCAGGCCAAGCGTAAAGCCCTTTCACTTTCACAATCTTACAGCGTACATGAGGAGTAAGTATGACGCTATCATCAGCGAAGGAATGGAAGCAGATGACCTTATGGCCATCGAGCAAACCCGGAGAATACGGCTCCATGCTGGCCCATTGGAAGAAACAGAAAGCATCATCTGCTCAAGAGATAAAGACCTCAGAGGCGTTCCAGGAAACTTCTATTGCTGGGAACTCGGGGCTCAGCCCTCGTATGGGCCAGTGCTTATTAACTCCTTGGGAAGCTTGCAATTGTCAGAGGATGGGAAAAAACTGTCAGGAACCGGAGAACGCTTCTTTTATGCCCAATGCCTGATGGGTGATCCAACAGACAGCATTCCGGGGTTGAGAGGTACAGGGCCTGCTAAAGCGTTTAAAATCCTTCAGGCTACTACCACACTACCAGAGGCATTTAAAGCTGTCCTAGAGGCTTACAGGGCCGTCTATGAGGAGGCAGCCGAAGCTGAATTGTTAGAACAAGGGAGATTGTTATGGATGACAAGAGAACTACATCCTGATGGCAAACCTGTATTATGGGAACTTCCTATTGAAACCCAGTAATACATATAATGGAGGGCAATGGACTATCGCTCGTTATAACAGTTTTGTAAAAGGAGCATTACGTTCAGCGTCTCAGCGATGGCCTCCTAAATACACTGTTCTCAACGAAGCATGTATTGGACAGAAGATAAACCCAACCTCAGGACGACTAGCTAAATTCTATACATGCAACGCTTGTAAGGAAGCATTTTTAGCTAAGCTCGTAGAGGTAAATCATATCATTCCCGTTATTCCCGTTACAGGGTTTGACAACTGGGATGGGGTAATTGAACGAATGTACTGCGAGAAAGAGCATTTAGAAGTTTGTTGCAAAGTTTGCCACAAAGCTATTACGAAACAAGAAAATCTAACAAGAAAGAAACCTAATGATTGAAAATATTAAACGTACAGCATACAAAGGATTTTGCCTCTTTAATGACATTGAGGATTACATGTTGAAGACACGTAATCGAGCTGTTGTGTTGGCAAACATTGCTTCAGACAATTCAGAATCATCCTTAATCAATGCAAAAGGAGCAGCACTAATCCTTGGATATTTTCAAATGGTGCCTACCGATGAACGAGAAGATGTACAGAAATCCTTCAAAGAGGCAATGATTTCTCGTGGCTTTCGTCTCACAGCATAATAAGGTTTATATGGAACTAATGGATAAATTACAAGCAGGTACGAAATATGATAAAGACAAGCCGCCAATGGCTCTCCTCGATTCTGATTTTCTTGAAGAGGTTGCTCGCGTTCTCGGTTTTGGTGCTGCTAAGTATGCTAGTGATAATTGGCGTAACGGTATCAGTTACCGTAGGCTTATTAGTGCTGCTTATCGGCATCTTGGTGCCATCAACAAGGGAGAAGATATCGATCCTGAATCCAACCTCCCTCATACAGGGCATCTTGGATGCTGTATTATGTTCCTTAGCTGGATGGGAAAGAATCATCCAGAGCTGGATGACCGATGGAAACAAACATGAAAATAGCTGATATGCAAGTGTCCCCCATCCACCCTGAACGATGGGGAAATGATCTCGATGTAGTGAATGCAGCACGGGTTAGTTTCCATAAAGTAGCAGAGGAGTTGAAAGCTGGAGATGAGAAGCTCATCAACTACTTAGCTAAACATAAACACTTTAGCCCTTTCAATCATAGTTTTATCAGCGTACGTGTCAAGGCTCCTGTTTTTGTAGCTAGACAGCTTGTAAAGCATAAATTCATGCCTTGGAATGAGGTGTCACGTAGGTATGTAGAGGAGGAGCCTGAGTTCTTTATGCCAGACGGTTGGAGGGCTAAGGCTGCGAATGTGAAACAGGGTAGCGCTGAGGGGTTTGTCGATAAAATTGGAGGTGTATATGTCAACATCACCGACGCAAAACGCTTAGAAGTATCGGATGTTGTTAATGTGTCCTATAACATGTACCGTGCGATGATAATGAATAACGTTGCTCCTGAGATGGCTCGTATGATTCTCCCTCAGAACATGATGACCGAATGGATTTGGAGTGGGACACTTGGAGCATTCTTGGATATGCTTGTTCTCCGTCTTGATCCCCATACGCAGAAAGAATCTCGTGACGTAGCAGAGCTTATTGCTAAACATGTTGAACAATATTTTCCCATATCATATAAAGCAAGGATTGTGAATGAGTAAAAAGATTTTAGTATTGCCTGACGTGCAGGCCAAGGATGGTGTTGATTTCACCTATCTACGTAAGATTGGACAATACATCTGCGATAAACGTCCTGATGCTATTGTGTGTATCGGAGATTTTGCCGATATGCCCAGCTTGTCTTCCTATGACGTAGGTAAGAAATCCTTTGAAGGACGACGGTATACGAAGGATGTGGAAGCTGTACGCAATGCCTCCCATGCTTTGTTTAAACCTTTGTTTGATATGCAGGAGCGACAGAGACGTAATAAAGAGAAAGTGTACAAACCTTTCAAAGTGATGACGCTTGGTAATCATGAGAATCGGATTGATCGTGCAATCAATAATGACCCTAAGCTCGAAGGACTTATCAGTGTAAATGATTTGTGCTATCATGACTATTGGGACAATGTCTATCCGTTCCTTGAAGTTGTAACAATTAACGGTATTGCATTCTCGCATTACTTTGTCACTGGTGTTGCAGGACGTCCAAGTTCTACAGCACAGGCTCAAATGAATAAGCAGCACATGAGCTGTATTTCTGGACACCAGCAAGGCTTGCAGATTGCTACATCACATCGAGGTGATGGTACACGGCTTACATCTATTATCGCTGGAAGCTGTTATGAACATGATGAGTTGTATCTAGGCCATCAAGGAAATAAACATTGGAGGGGGTTCTTAATGCTACACGAAGTTCAGAATGGAAGCTTCGATCTGATGCCTGTATCCATCGACTATATTCACAAGAAATACAAATGATCTCCTTTAACGAATACCAAAACTTCTGCCAGAGTGTTAGGCTTCCTACAGCGTCTCCTGAATATTGTGTTCTAAATCTTCCCGGTGAAGTGGGGGAGCTATGCTCCCTCCTTGCCAAATCCATTAGGGACGGAAAGAAATTTGATCATGAACAGAATGTAAAGAAAGAACTTGGTGATTGTGCTTGGTCTATTGCTACTATCGCACTGGATCATGGATTCACCCTCCAAGATGTAATCGACAGCAATGTATCCAAGCTCTCTAAACGAAAACAAGAAGGAGCTTTACAAGGCTCCGGTGACAACCGATAATAACGAAAGAAATAATGACAGAACAATCCCTAAGAAGTAAGCTAGTAACACGACGCACCTACAATAGGCCTCTGGATGAGGCAGGCACTATATTTGAGACATGGGAGCAAACTGTTGACCGTGTGATTGGTCATCAGGCTTGGCTGTGGGATCGTGCTGGTTACAACGCCAATGGCATCTCTGAAGACGCTGGTTATGAGTTAGATGAACTGCGCCAGCTCATGTTAGACCATAAGGTGTTGATGTCAGGACGCACCTTGTGGCTAGGTGGTACAGATGTTGCTAAGCAACGAGAAGCCTCTCAGTTCAATTGTAGCTTCACCAAGGTAGAGTCTATCTATGATGTTGTAGATGTGCTGTGGCTGCTCATGCAAGGCTGTGGTGTAGGCTTCCGTCCTGTTGTGGGACAGCTTACAGGCTTCAGCAAACCAATCAAAGAGCTTGAAATCATTCGTTCAACTCGAACCACTAAAGGGGGTAATCAAAACAATGTTGAAACCTTTGAAGACGGAGTTTGGACAATCAAGGTTGGAGACTCAGCAGAAGCTTGGAGCAAGAGCATCGGTAAGCTGGTCTCTCATAAGTTTCCCGCCAATAAACTTGTACTCGATTTCTCCGAGATTCGCCCAGCAGGCGAACGCCTCAAGGGATATGGATGGATTAGTTCAGGAGACGCATCCATAGCAAAAGCATACGAAGCTATCTTCAAAATCTTGAATCGTCGATCTGGCTCTTTGCTATCGCGTATGGACATTCTCGATCTAGTGAACTGGTTAGGTACTGTCTTATCTTCTCGACGTAGTGCAGAGATTGCGCTGTTTGAGTATGGGGAGGATGAATGGGAAGAGTTTGCAGTGGCTAAAAAAGATTGGTGGGTAGATAATATCCAACGTGCTCAGTCTAATAACTCCCTGCTGTTTAAACATAAGCCTTCTCATAAGGAGCTATCCCACATCTTTAAACTGATGGTAGATAGTGGAGGAAGCGAGCCGGGATTTATCAATGCCCAAGCAGCTACTAAACGAGCCCCTTGGTTTCAAGGAGCCAACCCTTGTGTAGAAATCTTGCTAGGAAATAAAAGCTTTTGCAACCTTACGGAGGTAGATGTTGGAAAATTTAAAGGTGACAGTGCTGGTTTACGACGAGCTGTCCACTTGGCAGCCCGTGCCAATTACCGACAAACTTGTGTTAACCTTCTTGATGGAATTCTACAGGAAGCATGGCACCTCAATAACGAATTTCTCCGACTCTGTGGTGTGGGACTTACAGGCATCGTTACTAGACCAGACATTAGCGCTTACGATTACACCGAACTTCAACGCACTGCTACCTCAGGCGCTTACGAAATGGCTGACGAGCTTGGGCTACCGCGTCCTAAGAACGTCACCTGCATTAAGCCCTCTGGAACATTAAGCAAGGTGATGGATACGACAGAGGGTGTACACAAGCCATTGGGTAAATACATCTTCAACAGTATTAACTTTGGTAAGCATGATCCTCTTATTCCGCTGTGTAGAGCAGCAGGGTATAAGGTTATTGACAACCCCACTGATCCAGAAGCTGTATTGATTACGTTCCCTGTGAAATGGGATAGTGTTCCATTCACGAAGGTTGTTAAAGATGGTGTGGTGCTTGAAGTTAATCTTGAGAGTGCTATTGTACAACTTGAGCGTTATAAGATGCTCATGCTTAATTGGTGCCAACAGAATGTATCAGCTACTATTAGTTACTCCGTTGACGAAGTTCCTGACATTATTGATTGGTTGCTTGATAATTGGGATGTATATGTTGGTGTGTCTTTTCTCTTTCGTGCTGACCCAACTAAAAGCGCTAAAGACCTTGGGTATGCGTATCTACCACAAGCAGTGGTGACAGAAAAAGAATACAACGAATATGTTGCCAACCTTCAAGAGATTATCCTTGATAAAGCTAATGATATTGATGCTCCGTTAGAAGATGACTGTGCCAGCGGAAGTTGTCCAATCCGTTAAGTATAGACGAAATAAAACCCCCTAGTACCTTGGAGCAATCCTTGGCGGCTAGGGGGTTTTGTCGTTTATGGCATTATGGGCTTCTATGTCCAAATCCAAAGCAATGGCGAAACTCATGGGCCACTACAATATCACTGGAATCCTCTGCCATCCAAATGCGGCAATGTCTCCTGTCAGGTGTTATATACTCTGCACATCCATCAAAGTTGCCAGCAACCCCACAATGTATAGGCTTCTCTCTAACCCAGATGATGGTGCTGGCCTGCACATCCACCTCTTTAACCATCCCCGTACCACAACCTGTGAT